CTTTCTTTTCGGCCTCGGCTTTAGCTCGTTCTTTAGCAAGCAATTCTTCCTGGGCTTTACGTTCTGCCGCCATCTTACGCTCTCTTTCCTCGGCTTCTTGAATGCCTCTCTCACTATCCCAGAAAATTCACAAGCGATTAAGACTTTCATTTTATCAATCCTTTTTCCTTGTCGTAGTGTTCCACCAACTTCTTGCTCGTTTCGAGGGAAAGGGTAGGGGTCATAAGGCACCCCATATCCATTTTCTTAACTCCTCACGACACTCATGACACAACTGAAATCTTTCTATGCCCGTCATCTCTTTTGATTTCATTGGTAATTCAAAATCATATTCGCTGCCTTTAGTAATTATTTTATGACACTTATCACATTCAACCTTATTCATCTCCCTTCCTCCTTTTTATCCCTCCGCTGGTACTAAAATACCCCTTTATCCCAATCTTTCTTGTAGATATGTAATGACCCTATGAAGTGAGTGAAGTGCCCCAGTTCATACCCTAAGAATGCAGCTACTTCCTGTTGTAGCATACGGGCAAGGACTACATCATAACAGAAGTGTGCATACAGGTCACAAGATCTCATTGTATATATCAGATTAAGATACCCACCTCGGACAAGGAACTGATAATACATAGAACAAGGAACTCTTTCCCTACCACCCCACTTGAGGTTGTCAACTGGGTGATATATGGGGATAATTATTTGTCTACTATTGGGTCTTTCCTTAAGTTCCATAAGAACCTTGTTAAACATCGGAGCGATTCTCTCACTATAGGTATAGGAGAATTTCCCATCCCGTAAGAACTTACCCCAAACATCTCTCCTATGTTCCCAAGAGTTTCCGGGATTAACAGGTGGGTTAGTTGTTCTATCGTGACTCTCTGCGAAGATGTATGCCTTATTCAGCTTCATCTCCTCCATAAACTGGTAGGTGTCCAAGATATCCTGAGAGGTAACGCAGTAGGTATAACCCACAATCTCTTTAGTTATGTAGTCAGGGTTATCTTTAACTTGTAAATCCTGCATAGTTTCGGGATGGACTACTACCCCCATTTCTACAAGATCTCTCTCTATTTCCTTGTAGGCCTCAATAAATTGCCTGTAGATACGCATTTCTCCAACCTCCTTATCTCATCTTTTAATGTTCTTATCTCCCGCTTAAGGTGCTGAACATAAGACTTAGAGAACTTATGTTCTTTGGTATAAGCTTTCTTCTTATTATACCCTTTGGCCTCACCTTGCATTCCATCCTTTTTTGCTTCCTCCATAAGTATCCTCCCTTGATGAACGAAGCAGTAGTCTGAGTTTGTGTTAAGCTTCGTTAGAATTGTTATACATTTAGGATACTTACATCTCTTCATTTTATAAGTACCTTTCGTATTGCCACCTTAGCCCTTTGATACATTCTCCTACCTGCACTAGCCACAAGGGTTATTCCACCCCATTGTGAGAATGCTACCCGAGTGTATGGTCTAGCATCGATGGCAACATTCCTATCCCTTAAATACCTACGTAACTTCTTCATTACTTTCTCGCTCATCTTATAACCCCTTTGCTATTACTTCGGATAAACTCCTAACTACCCTCTTTGCTTCCTCGGGTGTAGTATAAGCTCCAAAGAAGAAACCCTGGTTCTTGGGTGCTTCAATCTTAAACCCCCACACCACATAACTAATATCCAATTCCGAGCCAACCCCAGGTATCTCTACCCTCTTACTGTCTTTGTAATACTTCACCCCACTAAGCTCAGATGCCCTAATGAAAGAAGTTTCTTCCCTGTTCCATAGGATTACATCTTTCTTTAACACTGTTCTCACCCCCTTTGGTGTTTGTTTAATGATAATCTGTCAATACAGTAATAGTCATTGAAATTCAGACACTAAACAGATGTCTTATCAATGCACTAAAATGCCCCACTCATTGCTTCTTTTAATTGTTGCACTGTCATTGAGTCTGGTTGAGTCTTATTCTTCAAGAACACAACCTTAGTAGGAAGCATAGCTTGTAGCTTAAACCTAGTTTCTAATCCTTCTTTCAAGGCATCTGCGTCATATAGGACTACTACCCTATTGCAAGCTCTAGTTACCATCCTAAGTTGCATCTCTGTATTGAGCTTACCGAATGTAGCTGCAGCTGGGAATAACTTACTTACCCTAATTGCCCCGAATGGCCCTTCTACTAATACCATCTTATCTACTTTACCCTTAAAGGTCTTGAACAATACTCCATCCTTGCTAACATCGTGAGGGTGTAGATACTTTGGTGTTTCGTTAGATGATGATGGAGATATAAATCCCCTTTCAGAGAATGCTCTAGCAGTCCAGAATATTAACTTATCCCTATCATCATAGACTGGGATTATAATCCTACCGCAATAGCTCCCCAAAGAGGTTATTCCTAACTTGTATTTGTCTATATCCTTCATAAATACACCCCGCTCAAACAAGTAGTCTCTGGCTAACCCATTTACTAATCCATCTTTAAGGACTATTTGCTGATAGCCTGCTGGGAGTTGTAAATCCTGTAGCTCTACACTAACTGAGAGTTGATGGTTTAATGCCTTTATCTTATCATTCCAGTATAATAAATCTTTGGGCTCATTGAGGTAGATATCGGAGATATGACCCCGGTATCCACACTTATGACAGATGAATACATTCTTCTTGAGGTTGAGATATAAGTGGAACTGGGTATCATCGCACTGTGGGCAACAATACCTAACCTCATTGACTACTCCTGTTTTCTTACACTCTTGGTTTTTAAGGTTTATCATCCTGTCCAAGGACTAAGCAACATCATATTAGGCTTGCACCTAAACCTCAATGTTGGCTTGCCACTTCCTCTCCTATTTTTAGCAAGGAATGCTCTCATTATACCCTCTGTTTCTTCTTCTGGGGTTTGACATAGCCCAATCACTAAGTCTGCAATAGCTGCCTTCTGGATATCTTCAGCAAAGTCTATCAACCCAATCTTAGACTTACCTATTGACTGTCTTGTGGATTGTGATGCAGTCCATACAGCACATTTGAACTCATTCCCCAGTCTCCGAAGTGAAGCATATAGCTCAGCTAATTCAAACCTTTTCTCTTTGAACTTTCTCTCAGGTGCCATTAAGTCTGCATAGTCTACAATGACTAGGTCTACGCCATACTTGAACTTAGTTAATATCATCTTAGAAATGAAGTTCCTTAACTCTGACATCTGCGGTGAAGAGTCAATGTAGTCTTTAATAACTAACTTCCCCTTAACTACATCTCTCACCCTTTGCAATGGCCTATTGCTATCGGGTTTAGGATCTCCCATTGGGGTTCCCGTTAACCTCGCATCGTATCTCCTTGCAACTTTCCTGTCAGATATCTCCAAGGTGAAGTGTATTACTCGTAAACCCTGCAACAATGCCTTTGCTCCCAGATTTATCAGAGTCAATGTCTTACCCCTACCAGGTGGGCCTAAGATAATTCCTAATTCTCCCCTACCCAAACCCCCTGAGATGTAATCATCAAGATTACCCAGCATTGTTGGAATGGCATCTTGAGTTATTGGTTCCTCTTCGACTTGACCTACTTCATAATCTAAGAACTCTAGCTGTTTGGTTTTTAGCCTATCATCTAACATTATCACAGCATCCAGCTTGTTCCTGATGTCAAGTAGGTTGACTTGCTTATTGTCTAACATAGGCACTACTTCCAGCAAGAGTTGTTTAACAGATTGAGATTGAGCAAATGAGACTACAGTGTCATAGATTAACTCTTCATCCTCAAACTTCATTCTCTTAATTATCCCTATATATCTATGGCATTCGGTGAGGATCTCAGGTTCTTTAACAGCCTTCTTAAGTAATATCCTTAAGTCCCTGCTTCGGATAAAGCTTCCCTTATACCTAGTGAAATATAACGTGATGGCTTCAAACAATGACCGAGTCGATTCCTGGCTAAAAAATAAAGGACTAAGAGCTGACTTATACTTGTCGTAGTTGTTTCGTTGCCTGATGATGGATAGCAGCTTCAATTCAGTTTCGGGGGTGAGCATAGAAGTTCCTCATTAAAGGGTTATAAGAAGGAGGGGTGAGACATTTCTAAGTATTCCCACCCCTCCCGAGAAAGTGATGTCAATTAGAGGAGGTGACCTCTTATTTCCTAATCACTTTCTTTACCATCACAACCTTCTTGATGGGTGCTGCAACTGCTGCTACCGCTTTCTTATGAGGCACTTTGCCCCCGAAAGGCTGGAAGCCCTTCTGTTTGGAGATGTAATGCCCGGCAGCTCTTAGCTTCTGCCTAATACCCCTGGCCTTTACGACATCTCCGGCCGCGTTGTATTTATCTTTGAGTGCGAGAAGGTGTGCGATCTGTTCTTTGGATAGGGGAACAACAGCTGCCTTAACCTTGGCAACTTTCTTAACCGGGGCAGGTGCTTCCTCCTCAACTTCTTCTACCTCTTCCTCGGCCAGATCCTCTTCAGAGGCATCCTCTTCTGCTACCTCTTCTTCGACAACCTCTTCCTCTTCCTCCACTACTTCCTCGGCACCCTCTTCGACGATTTCTTCATCTGTCTCTACTTCCTCGACAGGTTGCTCCTCTTCTACGATCTCCTCATCCTCGATGATTTCCTCTTCTACCACCGGGGCAGGCTTTTTCTTCAGGATCTTTTTGATAGGTTTTGCCATTTGGTTCTCCTGTTATGGTTCGGTTAATTGATATACTTATTCCCCACCACCTCTTTGCTTTAGCCTCACCTCCTTTAGATAAGATTTGTAGTTCAAAGTCCTTAACCTTCTCCTTAGCTTCTTTGCACAAGTGATATCGTTTTGACGCAAAGCAGTTTCCTTCTGAGCAAGTAATTCCTTAATGAGTTTGACTCTTTCGGTATCATTGGCAAAGATCTCCAATCTCACTGACTGGGTTAACCTCTTGGTTGAATACACATAATACTTCTGGTGCAGAGCATAGATTTGACATTTCCAGCTGTAAGGATGAAGGTAGGGCCTCCTCTTACATTGACATATTATACCATCAAGTTTGAACCTTGTCAAGGTAGAAGCCCCGCTTATTTTTTCCCAGCCGGCTTTAATCATACTTTCTCCACGTTCCAGTATTTCTGACATACCTCTTCGATATTCAAGATTGAATTATCTGCATCCAAGGGTTCAATCCCCTGATGGTTAAGAAATTGCTCACAGATAGATTTAATCTTCAAGAAGTAGTCTCTATCGGGTATGTCGGGCATTGTTGTTATCCTTTCCCTGCTAATGCAAGTAAGAGTGATGATAGATCCTGTGCTTGAGCTTTCTGGCAATACATATCGAAGACCTTAGTTGCTTTATGTGCCAGCAACACTGTTCCCTCTGGGGATAACTTCTTAGCCTTAGCCATAACAATAGAGGCTTTGACTATCTGGTCATCGGTCAACTTGTGTTCTTTGAGGATCTTCCGCTCAATAAAGTCTGCCATAGGCCCAAGGAATATCTGTTCCACTTTCTTGACTTCATCCAGTGGAATTCCAAAGGCCTCTGACATCTCCTTACTGGTGATGCCTATTTCTTTCTTCACACTCATCTGTCACCTCCTTTGTGATGTTATAGTGCATTATATCATAGGATAGAACATTTGTCAACGGACAATCCGCTTCTTTTTTACCCCCAATCCTGTTTCTGTTAAGTCCATATTGATTTGCTTAATGGGCTCAACACCCCCATTTCCATTGATCCCCAGTCTTCTTTGTATCAGCAATCCACCCAATCGGACGTGTATCACATACTTCTTGGATACAATGTCTATTGCCATAATCTTTATCTTAAGGACTTTGTGGTCACTGGCACCACCTTGGCCCTTGGTGTTGATGTGGATTACCCGATGAACATCGTTACTCTTTGTTAAATAAAGATCCATTATACACTTCCTTTCCAACATTTGGCACAAACTATCCCTTTCACCCAGTCGGGGTTATCTAGTTGCATTTCCCCAATTACTGAGTTTACTAGAGAGAGCTCCTGGGGTTTTGTCTTACCCTTGATTACCCCGATATGCTTGTATATCGTTCTCTTTGTATCTGCAAGCAACTTATGTTCTCGGATACAATCCATCAATACAGAATAGATTATATTTCTAACTGCTTGACGTTTCTGATTTCCCCTCTCCGTTGTTTCCTTGCTCATCTTTATTCCTCCTGATTACTTGGTCTGCTTCTTTTTCATCCTTCGCTAATTGACACTTCTCCTCATCTTGCCAAGTGCAAGGCCTACTCCCAAGTTCACTACCTAACATACAAGTCCCACCACAATTCTCTATTTCATCCCTTGTAATAGGGTAGAACCTACAATGCACCATTACTCACCCCTACTGGCTCTGTAGCAACAGTTTCCGGCATTTTAATGGGTTCCCCTGCAATACTAATGGGTGGTAAATCTTGCTGATACCCACACCCTTTATTGATACAGAACTCAACTCTTCGTGTTGTGCCTTCTGTCCTATTGACATACAACTTCCTCACAACACTGGGTTCCTTACAATTAGGGCAGGGATACAATTTCCTGTGGTGGAGCTTCTTACATTTGCAGAATTGGATTGGTAAATCATCGAGATGTCTGGTGAGTTTGAATTGACCTAACCTACATCCATACACTGGGGTTTCACTTAATTGATTTAAGTGCATTACTCCAGTGAGCAAGGCAAAATACTTACATCTGTGGCCTTGAACACAAATTACTCCTATTGACTTTAATCCTTTAATCTTTGGTTCCATTGCTTTACCTCCTCTCCTTCATCATCTTAATGGATTGTTCTACATACCCCAGTAGGCAGAACAAATGAGTATGACCCACAACTTTTCTTCCTTGATACCCTGACTGGCCCACAAATGAGATATGTTCCTCTCCGGGTAGTATCCCAGAAGCTCTGTCTTTACCCCCACAGATACAGCATTTCCTTGTCCTAATCGCTACTTCTGTAATTACCTTCAACTCTATCACCTCCCTTTGATTGGCGTTGTGGGGTCAATTATGAAGTCATTAGCGTAGAATGCAGCGTGTTTCCTACAAAATTTAAGCCCACAACCTGAACGGTGTGTGGGTTTCTTTCTGCAATTCCTTACACAACATCTCTTCTTCCCCGGATTGTAATCCTTACCACTCATTCTGACCTCCTTTAGACTTGTCTCCGTTATCTCTATAACCCGTTGTCGTGAACGAAATTCTCTGCCTCAACTTCTGAGTCCATTCCTAATACTTCCATCCAGGCTTGATAATCACAGCCATCACCGATATACCCGTGTTCCTGTTCATATTCAGCCTCAACTCTGGGCATAATATCTGATACTTTATCCCAGAACATCTGCTTTAACTTCCGGAATGTCCTTCTCCTTTTATCTCCTGCAGCTGATTTAATTAAATGAGCTAGATTATTCATTACATCACCTCACCTTTGTTATTCTACCCTGCTCAACATCTACATCTGCATACCAAGTGTGTGGCTCTGGGAAATGTGGGCCTTCAACTGAACATCTCTTGATTTGCCCATTTGCTATCTTCTCTGTTATTCCGAATATATCATTGGGCTGATATATTGTTTCCACCTTACCTGCTGCTACTGCTGCCTTCAATTCCCTCTTGGTCTTGAAGTTGGTTGTGCAATACATTGGTTTCACCTCCTCTCCCATTTGGCAATGGATTTGTGTATCATACGCACATTATAACACGAGATGATACATTTGTCAACGGTTTCTCCTCGCTTTTTTATATTTAGACCAGGTCCGTAGTATATATAATATACCACCTGTTTGTGGCCTTGACTGGAGTAATATCCTTATATGTCTTAATCTGGGATGTGTGGGGATATTAAGGGAATATAACAATATAACGACAAAAAGAAGGCAGTATACATATCAGCCTATTACCAATTATGCCTCTGTATCTTCTGCCTCTACCTCAACTGCCTCTTCTCCCTCTTCCGGTTTCTCGGTTATTTTACCCCCGAGCAATATATGCTTGGATGAGTAAAATCCCAATTTACGCAATGCCCTGCGTATTTTCTTGGCCTCAACCTTTTTGCCTTCCTTGAGTGCAACTTCCTTTGCTGATAATAACTCTTTTATTTTATCAGCCTTCAAGGGGATTTTTTCCTCTTTTACTTCTACTGCCGTATTGTTATCTTTATTATCAACAACTGGGGTCTTGTTAGACATTTTAACCTCTCTTTTTGTCCATCAATCATCAATCTAATTTAATCCCTGATTGTTGATAATAGGCTTTTATATATACTGCCTTTGTGCAGGGGGTCTGTGCCCTGTGTGTTGTGCTGCCCGAATTGTCAATGAGCCCTTGCTTCTGAACCTGAGCATATTATAACAGACGAGTTGTGTTTTGTCAAGGAAATTCTTGTGGCAACAGATGAGTGTATATATACTATTATTGAGACTCTATACTATACTGAATTGCCGGAATAACATACTGGATACTAATTACTGGATACTAATATTAGAATATACTATCTCAGTTATCACATACTAACATCTACCATACTGAACAACTACTAACAACATACTAACATACTACACAAATAGCTAATACCAAATACCATCACCAGTAATTGCTACTCCAGTGATACACTGAACCGCTATATATTATATATAAGCATCCATTCTAATCATCTCAGGTCATACCAAATCCCATTAACTCCCATCTGTTTATGTCTGAACAAGTCGATGTGGAGGATACCCCCCCTAGCTAGATGATTCCCCCAGACGTATCTATACGTGCTATAGATTTAGAAAGAAGAAATCTTTTTATGGTAGATGTCTTTTCCATAGGTGGGAATATTTTAGAGAACTCAAAATCTAAAAGCCCCGTATATTTCACTTGGTATAAATAGTAATAAAATCAATATGTTAGGATGCCTGTGGGATTTCTTGAGAAAAATATAAGTTGACAACAGAGATTCTTTTGTATTATAATTTGACTATGGTTAAAACATCCATACAATCCAAACTCACTATCAACGGCAGGCCAAGAGCACAGAAGGACTTATCGATAAAGGAAAGACTATATCTCAAAGATCTTTTCTCAGTATCAGAGGGTGATCCTGCTAATGCTTATGCACGTAACTTCCCTGCTAGGAATAAGACAGATGCCATAGCCAAATCCAAAAGGTTGATGTCCTCACCTCGGGTACGCAAGGAAGTGTTAGTGATGATGGAAAGAGCCGGGTTGTCAATGGATCAGTTAATGATTACGATTAAAGATGGACTAAATGCCAAGATGCCTATCACCTTCAAGGGCAGGGTTAAGTCAGAATACGTCAATCACGATGTAAGGCATAAGTATCTTAACACATTACTTGAGCTAATGGATGCTTACCCAGCCAAGAAGACTGAGATAGATGTAAGAGATGTATCACCTGAAAGGAAATCCCAGCTTATAGGCATTCTTAATCAAGTCTTAGTATCAGAAGCGGTTATTAAGAAAGCTATTACTACTACCCGGGTAGTCTAATGAAGATTAAAGACTTTCTAGGAAGATTAAATGAAGACGAACTACTCTACTTATACAGAGAGAAAGTAGGTGCTCGTTGTAAGAGAGATCTCTATTTCCTGTGTAAGTATATCCTAGACTTTAAAGATATGACCCAGGACTTTCATAAACCCTTATGTCTTGCTATACAAGACGTTAATAAATATCTCTTCTCAGATACTCCGGTTCCTACACATATCCGTAATAAGCTTTGGCTTATCTTCCGTGGTAGCTTTAAGACTTCAGTAATAACTATAGGTCATACTATCCAACTATTACTTAACTATCCTAATATCAGAATACTTCTTGCTTCAAACAAGTTAGATAACGCTAAAGAGATACTGGGAGTTATCAAAGCTCAGTTTATGTATAATCCTAAATTCCGTTTACTTTTCCCAGAATATTGTCCTGTAGCAAGCTCAGAGGGGAAGGTTGAGTGGGGCACATCAACTTCAGTAACCTTACCCAATAGGACAAAGCTTACGTTAAAGGAAGGAAGTATAGAATGCGCAGGTGTGGATACAGGATTAACATCTAGGCATTACGATTATATGAAGAAGGATGACTTGGTTACAGAGAAGTCAGTTACTACAGACGAACAGATACAAGCGGCCATCGATTGGGATCGATTAAGTCTATCCTTGTTCGAAGTTCCGGAGAAAGGGTTTACCGATTGGATAGGAACCCGTTACGACTACAGAGACTTGTATGGCCATTTGCTTAAAAGGCCTAAGACTGAACTGACCCGCTATATCTGTCCGGCTGTAGTAGAAGGTAGGTCTGTATTTCCTCAGAGGTTCTCTCCTAGTGGATTAGACCAAATTAAGAAAGACCAAGGTTCTGTAATCTATTCCTGCCAGTATGATCTTAATCCCATATCTGAAGAAGACCAAGAGTTTAAAGAGGACTGGATTAAGAAGTGTGTTTATCTAGATCCTCCTAGAGAATATGCGATAATCATCAACGTTGACCCTGCCACAAGTAGAAGTAAACAATCTAAGTTCACTGCGATGTTAGTTCACGCTATAGATAAAGAGGGTAGGTGGAACTTAGTTGATGGAGTATTCGATAAGTTATCTGCACCCCAAAGAGTGGCGGCGTTGTTCGGCCTTGCTAAGAAATGGAAGAACAACTTAAGGTTGGTTAGCTACGAAACTATTGGCTTCCAAGAAACAGATAAAGTAATGATAGAACAGTTAATGCGTGAGAAGAAATTCTTCTTTCATATAGAACCTGTAGATGCTAGATCTGTTTCCAAGGAAGGTCGTATCCGTGGACTCTCACCTCTATACGAACACCAACGTATTCTTTTACCCGAGACTCTACCTTACTTCTCTACCTACGAAAACAGAACAATAGATATCGTTCAGAAGATTAAGTATGAGCTTGCAAGATTTCCTCAGTGTGAACATCTAGACTTAATCGATGCTCAATCTCAGATGTTGAAGTTTCCTAGAGTTAGGGCGTTTAGTAAAGGAACAAGTAAAGGTAAGATAGTTCCGGGTAGCTTTATGTATTATAGAGAGAAGATGAGGAAGTATAATCATAGTCCTATGCGAAAGATGTATGGTATAGATGAAGTATGGGACAAGATAAAGGTGGGATAATATGCCCAAACTAATGGATGAAGTTGACCAGGCTGAACAAGAGTTAAACGATCAAGACCCTGTAGAGGAAAAGCCAAAGAAGACATTAAACCTTAAGCCTGAGGCTATTAAGAGGTATAAGGCTCAACTCAAGATGGCTATTGCTAAAAGGGATAGGAAGTTTACTCCTGTAGCTAATAAGACTAAGAGGTATTATAAAGGTCAAGTTCGTCCTGAGTGGGATGAAGATGAGACTGGGACTACAGTTAATATGACTTTCTCCAATATAGAGATTTCTAAACCCAGTATCTTCTTTCGTAATCCTCGTATCTTTGTTAAGCCTACTCAAGAAACGTTTATGCTTGGGAATGGTGAACAGTTGGATGGACAAAAGGCGGCGTCGCTGCTGGAAGATGCAGCGAACTATGTTGCCTATAGTATCCGGTTAAAGCGGATCATCAAACAGGTAAGGAATGACGCACTAATCCTTACTTATGGCGTAATCTTTACTGGATACGAAGGTGAAGTAGGTATCAATGAGCAAGGAGAGGAATACGTAAAGGAAGACTCTATATTCTCTACAAGAGTATCACCATACCACTTCTTAGTTGACCCAGAATGCACTGACTGTCTTACTTTCAAAGATGCACGTTGGGTAGCTAGAGAGATACCCATACGATACTCAGACTTTAAAGAAGACGATTGGTATGAGAACAAAGATGATGTAGAAGCAAGTAGCACAGGTTACGATGAGAAGATTACTAAATCTGATGATAAGGTTGTTAACTTAATAGACTTTGCAGGTAAGAACTACTCGGAGTCAGATGATGCAAAACGTATAACGCTTTATGAGATGTGGATTAAACCCACCCCTGCACAGAAGAGGAAACTTAAACCGGGGGAACCTGGTGGCAAAGTTGTCGTCTTATCTATGTCAGGAAAGAAAGCTCACAAGGTTATACGTTGGCCTTATAAAATAAAGTGGTATCCGTTCCGTGGATTAGCATTCTTCGTGGACAACGATGAGTTCTATCCCATAAGTGATATAGCTCAGTATGAGCAACAGCTTGATGAGTTGAGTGCTTTAAGGACTGCTCAACTTAGTTACGTTAAACAGTTTAGTAAACCTAAGATCCTCATTGATAAGACTATGTTCGATGATGAAGAGGAGATTACTAAACTTAATGAAGATACTTCTGGTCCATTCATTGGAGTAAATGGTAATCCCAAACAAGAAGGAGTATTAGTAATAGGTCAGAGTTCAGCTCCCAATGACTTATTTATGGTAGACACCAAGGTAAAGGGTGACATAGATATGGTCAGTGGGAATACTGATATGAACCGTGGTATGCCTGTTCCAGGAGTAGATACTGCTACTGAGGCTACCCAAATTGGCGGGTTGGGTGGATTAAGATATGTAGAGAAGAAAGATGAAATGGCAGACTTCTACTCTGATGTAGCAAGAACCATTGTTCAGTTGGTAAAACAATTCTGGACAACTGATACTATGGTTAGAAGGTTAGGAACAATCCAACCTGAGTGGTCAGATAACTTTTCCGCTGAGGATATTCAGATCGAGGATGACGTTGAGGTGGATATTGGTGAGATGGTTCCTATCAATGAAGTAATTCGTAAGAAGCAAGCACTAGAGTTCCTAGAACTTGTGGGTAAAGGTGCAACTGAACCCGGTATTAAGATGAAGTTAGCAGAAGAAGGTTATGAGTTGAACCTTGCTGAAGCAGTAAAGGAAGCAGTTATAGCATTTGGTATAAAGAATGACAAGGTTATTCAGAGGATAGATCCGGATAAGTATGTAAAGATCCTTAAACAACTATATCTTGCTAAAGTTCAAGGAGCAATGGGTCAAGGGTCACCTGCTACCTCTGGGAAACAACTACAGACTAGGGCAGACTTAGCAAAAGCTTCAGGAAGTAAGGGAAAGAATACAGTATTAGGTAGAGGTAATCCCGACTTAGCCCACGAATTATCAGCAGCCAATCGGGGAAGTGGGAGACAAGCCCAAGGGTTTGGGAGATAAGGAGAACTATGACTGAAGAAATCCGCATAAAGATTAGGAAGTATCTCAAAGGTAAGATATCTTCCGACGTGTGCGAGTGTTGTGGCAAAGAAAGGTTGATAGTTATTGATGGAGTTTGTATATGGTGTCTTAGGTTGATAACTGAGTATCTCAGAAGTCAGTTCGGGACAAAGAAAGTAGTAACTCAACCCAGGTTAACTCCAGTATTCAAGGGAGAAGATGAAGAGATTGAAGAGGTTTCTCAAAGGCCTCAGTTAAAAATTCGTAAGGTAAAGTTGGAACCGGGAGAAATTGCAGAGATGAGTCACGGTGCCCGTAAAGTAAAGCCAAAGCAGGCTTTCGAGTGGAAATGATATGGGAACAATAATCGGGTTTATATGCCAAACTCATAATAAGTATATAAGTGGTGATAGATGTCCTGAGTGTGAGGAGCATCCTGTGGGAAAGTCACCTACTATTATCCCAGATATTCAACCATTCGTTACATCTAATATAACAGGAGAACCAATAGAGGTAGGATCTAGGAGGGAAAAGAAAAGATTACTTAAGGACCACGGATTAGTTGAACAGTCTCCCAATAGTTCTGCTAGGAATAGGGGAGAAAGGGGTCAAGGACCTGACACTAATCTGAAGTGGAGAGGATAGTATAGCAGTTTAACCCTAAACAGTAGGAGGTAGAAATGCCAATACCCAAGAAGAAAAAAGGCCTCGATCATTCTCAAGATGAGGGCTTGGAAACCCCTGACGAAGAGTTAGAGGAAGACCAATCACCCGAGGAACTCGAGGAGGAGGAGGAATCATCTCAGGAGTCTGAAGAGACCGACGAGACTTCCACCGGCAAAAAGAAACAAAAGGGTAAGAAAGCCTCAGTAGAAGATGAGACTGAGGAAGAAATAGAAGAAGGTGAAGAGGAAACACAGGAGGAAGATACGGGGGAAGAAGAAGATTTATTTCCCGAGGATGCTTCTCCTGAAGAGAGGAAACGTCTACAGAAGATTGCAGACCGAATGAAGTCTGGTCTCAATAAGAAGATGACGTTGATGGATAAGAAGTATAAGGGTAAGAAAGTCATCGGAGACTTTGGTGAACTCTTGAAAGACCCAGAGTTTATGAATTGGGCTAGACAACAAATGGGTGAGACTATAACTGCTACCGGTGATGTTTCTCGGATGTCTGTTGATGAGGCTATCCAGAATTGGACTAACCTTACTGATGGGCAGAGGAGACAGTTTTACACAGCACTAAAGCCTGAGCAACGCGGATTGTTTAAGGTTCAGTTGCAGATGGCTCAGGTATCCCAGAATATTCTCAATTCTCGGGAAACTGAGATGGAGAATAAGGTAGTCGAGAGGTGGGGAGATATATACAATGAGAGGAAATCTGATGTAGCAAAGTTGCGTAAAGATGTTCAGATGAACCCTTACTTAACCCACGAATAAGCTTTTAAGATTGTCGACTATGACAATGCTCGTAAGAGAGCTTTTATGGCTGGGATCAAAAAAGGTAAGAAGAACGTAAAAGAGATTAAAGATCTTCCTCGGAGTTCAGTGGGTTCTTCCTCAAAGGGAAAGAAACCCAGAGCTAAAACTTTGGCAGAAGCCTATGAACAGGCTGAGGATGAAGAAGTATAAAAGGAGGTTGTAGATGCTTTCAACGTATCTTGCTTCTACTGTTGACTCTGTTCTAACTACCACCCTTGCTAACTATAGGGAGACGTTGATAGATAATATCTTCGACGATTTCGTATACCTATGGTGGATGAGAGAGAAGGGTAAGGTTAGAAAAGAAGATGGTGGAACCTCAATCGTGGAGCATTTGCTCTATGAGAAATCTACTGCCGGTGGATGGTATACGGGATATGACCCGTTAGACTTGACACCCCAGGAAGGTATGCGGCCCGCTGAGTTCCTTTGGAGACAGTGTGCTTATTCTATCACTATCTCTCGTCTTGAAGAGAGAATGAATAGTGGTAAGTCAAGAATGATTAACCTGCTTCAGGCCAAGACATATCAGGCAGAGAATACTATCAAGGACGCTATTGCTTCTGCTTTATTTGCTGCAACTCGTGCTTCCAAAGCAATAGAGACCTTAGTAGACCTGGTGGACTCCAGCACTACAGTTGGTGGGTTGTCAAGAACCACTTACTCTTGGTGGCAGTCTACGGAAACAGCATCCGGTTCCTTTGCTTCTCAAGGCATTAGTGATATGCGAACCTTATACAACACCATATCTTCTTCTGCCGGTAAGGATCACCCGGACCTTATCATAACTACTCGGGCAATCTATGAGTATTATGAAGCGGCACTGCTTCCGCAGGTCAGGTATCAGTCGTTGGATATGGCCGATGCCGGTTTCGAGTCTCTGAGGTTTAAGGGATCCGATATCGTCTATGACCAGTACGCGACATCTGGAGTTATTTATATGCTTAACTCCAAGTATATCAATCTGGTTATTGATAAGGAGACAGACTTCGTTACTACTCCGTTTATCAAGCCTTCGAACCAGGATGGCAAATCTGCCCAGATCTTATTTATGGGCAACGTAACAGTGAACAACCCTCGTAGGTTAGGGAAGTTAACAGGCGTTTCTGCCTAAGGAGGCAACGTGGCTGTTACCGTTCAGGGTAGGAAGGTCGGAAATGCGGTCATTGTGTTCGGAACTTTCACGCACACAATTGGTGCTGCAGCTGAGTCATTAGCTGTGGCGGGTAGAGGTCTTTGGGCAATCTTCCAGAATTGTGACGCTAGTGATGAACACGATGTGGAGATCCCATACTCTATTGCCCAGAGTACGACAACAGGGGTTTCTACCATAACATTCTATCCCAATGCTGCTATTACTTTGGGGAGGTTTATGGTATTTACCACTGGGTAGTCTCTTAATCCAACGCTACACTTCACTATGGGGTGTAGGTCAGTGTAATAAAAGGAGGAAGTAATATGCTTTTTCAGCAGATTAACCGTTCAGACCCCGAGAAGATTTTAGTTATCGGGAAAGCTGAGACTGCTGCAGTAGTCGCAGACCAGGTAGTTTGTTGGGATGGTGTTGGAGTAACTACCAACAACATTAGAACCCCTGCAACTTCTATCTTAGGTCTTATCGCAGGCGTAGTGCCCGCGGCGATTGCTTCAAGTGCTTACGGCCTTGTTCAGGCTTGGGGTTATTATCCCACAGCTCTGGTAACTATCAAGACTTCTGGCACTACTGACGCGGCCTTAGGAACTCCGTTGTATCCCATAGATGCTCAGATTGCTTTTGAGTATGCTGCCGCTGCGGATACTTTGGATGACGGTGTTGACCAGTCTTTTGCAGTATTGCTTGAGGCTGTTACTTTTGTAACAACTATTACTTATGAAACGCATAAGGTATTTCTGCGCTGCATTTAGTAGTAGTTAACCGTGCCGGGGGATAAGGTGAGGGGTGCTGTAATGGCCCCTCCCACCCCATTAACTTTCCAAAGGGATATATGGAAAAGACGAATACAGAAAAGATAATTCTTAATCTAGGGTGCGGATTTACCAAGGTGCCAAGAACTATAAACGTGGATAGAGCAGAGTCTTGTTCTCCAGATATAGTTGTGGACTTAGATCAATTTCCATACCCTTGGAAAGATAACTCAGTAGATGGGATAATGATGTATCACGTCTTAGAACATTTAAAAGATACCCCTAGAGTATTAGAAGAATGTTATAGGATATTGAAGAATGAGGGACTAATGGATATAAGGGTTCCCCATTGTTCTCACGATTTAGCATTAGGAGACCGGTATCACAATCGAGTAATCAATGATTATACTCTAACAGGATTTTCTTCTAGGAGTGCAGAAGATATGTATGCTTCCTCTTATAGGTTTTCTATTATTTCCAGGAAGATTATGCTAGATAGGGGATTTAATTGGTTACTCTATGTTCCACAATTTATTCGGAACTTTTGTATCAACCATTTAAGGAATGTTGCTAGTGAGTCTAGGTATACACTAAGAAAAAGTGTTAAACATATAGCATTTACGTTTGATGATGGGCCGTCTGAATTTACTACTGAGATACTTGGCATTTTAAATGCACTGAATATCAAGGCAACATTTTTCCTACTGGGGGAGAATGTATTAAAGTTCCCTGGAGTTACTAGAGCTATTTATGAAGAGGGACATACTATAGGAGTTCACGGTTATAAACACGAACGTTGGGATAGCATAGAGGTAATAAATAGGGAGATTACTCTTGGAGTAAATGCTATAAAGGCTGTAATCCCAGAGATTAAACTGGAATACTTTAGGCCAACATTCGTCCAGGAGTATTTTAAGAAGTTTCCTCAGATGTCTAAGGCTATATCTATTAAAGGTTTGTGTTCTGTTGATTATACTACTACTTGTGAAGATTGGTTAGAAGAAACTACATTAGAACAGATAGTCCAGAATACATTGAGATTTATAACCCCAGGTGGGAACATCTTGCTACACGATGGGTATAATCAGTTCCGAGAGTATAAGGATAGGAGTAAGGTAGTGAAAGCTATTGTTCCTATATATATGGAACTAACTGGTAGAGGATACCAAGTAAAAACCCTAAAGGAGATAGAAAATGGCATTAACTGAATATCCCCCAGAAGTTAAGGAGATCTTCAAGAAGACTAAGATTGTTGTATTAGTCCCAGTATTCGATAAGCCTGATTATAGGTTTATGATGAGCCTTGTTAACTTAGTGGGTCATTCTACACAAATGGGTGTAGGATTTATAGGTATGGCTGTCGCCCATAGGTCTAAGACAGTTGGTGCAAGAAATAGACTTATGGAAGCAGCATTAGCTACTAAGGATGCTACTCATTTCCTTTGGATAGATGACGATCATATCTTTGGTGCTAATATCCTCTGTAATCTATTGGCTAGGGGTAAAGATTATATAGTTCCTCTAGCATTTCAGAAACTCCCACCTCATTATCCTGTTATATATAGGGTAACCCCAGATAATAAGAATTTATACAACGCATATGTTAAATGGCCCAAAGCTATTTTCCGGGTAGATGGTGCTGGGTTTGGGATGGTATTGATGAGCAGGAAGGTAGCAGAACAAGTAAAGAGACCTTACTTTGAAGAAAAGACAGGTGAGTATGGTCAAGACTTACATTTCTGTTCTAAGATGAGAGATCTTGGAATTCAGATGTTTTGTGATGGGACTCAGAATATACTTCACATCGGATATACTCCGGATGCTTATGGTGAAGCCGATTTTATGAAGTATCAGGCAGAAGAACTAAAGAAAGTAAACGATTATTTCAAAAAAGATCCAAAGAGTAACAACGAAGAGGGTCAAGGCTTGGAGGTGGGTAATGTGCTTGTTTAATATCCCTGACGGGACTAATCAGGAGGTGTAATATTTACTGGTATCGGTGTATAGATTGTAACTCAGTTGTAAGTAATAAGGATATACACTTGGGTAGAGGATGTAGGAAATGTGGAGGTATGTGCAAGATAAGAAGAACTAATTTGACAATAGGGGAAAAGATATTTGAGTTAATCCGTTGGCCTCAGTTACTTTGGACTCCAAGGTTATGGAAACGAGAAACTTGGATGGAAAACAAAGGAAAGGTGGTATAGATGTTCTATTTTTTCAAGCCCACATTCCCAGTAACTAAGAAGACTTTTATTAAGTCCACTTTAGGTTTTGTTGCTATAGTCCTAAGAAAGAAACTACTTGAGAAGAAAGTCGATGGGGAATGTTTCTTAGAGGGAGAGTATATCATTGAGGCTCGGAGAATACTCAATGAGGAATTAGACCATATAATAAAAAGGTTGGAGGAAGCTAACTTCAACCACAAGGAGGCTCCTAATGGACGGGACACAATTAGCTAATGTCATCGCGGGACTATTTCAAGCTTTTGCCCACGAAAAGTTAACTTGCAGTGGTGCAGTTCAGGGATTTACTGCAGGCACTATGAACGCAACGAATAAGAGGAAAGCTGTTAGAGCAGTAGTAACTATAGAGGATGCACCAGTAAGGTATAACTGGGATGGTAGTGTTCCTACTGCCAGTGCTGGACATCTTGCTAATGCTGGAGATGTTCTAATAGTCCTTGGGTATGACGCATTAGCAAACTTTCAAATAATTAAGCAAGGTGCTACCACAGCCTATGCTATGGTAACCTACGAGAGGTAGATATGAAAAGACTGTTAGCTTTTACTTTAGCCATCCTACTTTGTGCAGGTATTCTATATGGGCAGCCTGCAGGAAATAGGGGAACGATACCTATACCGGGGAAATGGTTGTTTAGTTCCACTTATTTCTCTACCAGTGGTAATACTGTATCTCTGTTACAGTTAAAGGATATAGTTGCTACTACTCCTTTGACAGTTAATGGAGGTGCTAGTCTTAATGATGTTCTAACGGGAGCAGATGCAGATATTACTTTTGCAGTAGGTGCTGCTTCTACTTCTGCTGCTGGAATATCTGAATTGGCTATAGCCTCAGAAGTTAATACTGGAACTGATGATACTAGAGCCGTTACTCCAGATGCTTTAGCTGGTTCTGTAATGGGAACGAAGACAATAATATTGAAGGTGGTAGAGGATGGAACAGCTCTTCCTGCGGTTGGTGATGGTAAGATGAGTGTTACGATACCTGCAGAGCTTAATGGGATGAACTTAGTATCTGTAGGTGCCCACGTCTATACCGCTTCAGATGGGGGAACAGCTGTAAATGTTGCTATCTACAATGCTACTGACTCCCAAGATATGTTGTCAACTAACATAACTATTGATAATGCGGATAAGGATAGTAAGGATGCTACGACAGCTGCTGCAATAAACGATACTTATGACGATGTAGTGACTGGAGATGAGATACGGATTGATTTAGACCAAATAGGTACGAATGCCAAGGGCCTGGAAGTAAGAATGGGCTTTAGGTTACCATAAGGGGGGACAGGTGAAGACATTATTAGGGGCACTACTTCTTGGATTTTTCTTATTATTTCCTGTTCCTGTTGAAGCAAGTAGTTCTATTATCACCGGGAATACTCGATCTGGATGGGCGGTTACTGGTCAGTACTTAAATATTCAGGGTAGTCAACCGAATAGTATGCCAACAGAAGCACACAGAACTTTTTTAGTTACTACCCCTGGAGTATTCAGTAAGTTATACTACGCGACTATAGCTGCTGCACCTGGAGCAGGAAAGAGCTGGAACATAACTATGAGGGTTAATGGTGCTACACCAGCTGGTAGTCTATCAGCGACCATCGCTGACACTAATCAGTCTGGGTCTGACTTAGTTCATACTGTATCAGTAGTGGCAGGAGATACGGTGGATTTATTAGTTACTGGAGTGGGAACTCCATCAGGTTCATCTATGGCATGGAGTGTACAGTTTGATAGTACTAATACTGCAGAGTCGATGTTGAACGGGAATGGGGGGTCTGAAGCTTTATCCACGTCATCTACTCAGATGGTCAATCTTGGAGGAGCGGATGAACAGTCTGTTATTAAAACTTACAGCACTGGTATAAAGCAGTCTTTTGTTTCTCCTATCTCTGGCACTATAAAGAACCTATACGTGAAGCTGGGAACGGCGCCGGGAGAACAATATACTAGAACGTTCACTGTTTTTGTAAATGGAACCACTAGTACTGATGTAACTTGTACCGTTCCTTCTGAGGGAACGACAGCAAGTGATGCTGTTAATTCTGTAGCCGTAACTGCTGGAGATTATATCACTATACTAAGCACTGTGTCAGGAACACCTGTCGCTTCCACTGTCTCGTTAGGTATAACTTTTGAAGCGGATGTTGATGGGTATTTTATAGTATCTCCTTACATTACTAACTCTGTTATGGATACTAGTACTGCTCAATATATGTTTGTAGCAGACTCTGGTGGTGCAATACGAGCTACGGAGGATGGGTATTCACAGGATATATTAGGAGACTGTACTATAAAGAACTGTTATATAGCACTTTGTGACGGTGCTGGCGCTGCCGTCTCTCCTGGAGATGGTAATACGTATACTTTTACTTTAAGGAAGATGGGAGAAGATACAGCTTTAGCGGTGGCTATTACTGGTGCTGCAACGAGTGGAAATAGTTCTGTTGATGTTGTTGCGACTGGGGGACAAAGAGCGTGTACGAAAGTAGTTCCCGATAGTTCTCCGACAGGAGTATATCCTCTAATATCTTATGGTGCTTATATTGCTTCTGATACTTTCACACCTCAAGTAATAATGATACAATAGGAGACATCTATGTCTGATGATAGAAGGAATGATTTAGGCAGTAAGTTGATGTATACTATAATGACTGCAGTTATTGCATTGGGCTTAGGTGCTTTTCTTACTCGGACATTAAGTATAGCAGAAGAAGGTAGGAATATGGGATTTGAGAATAGCAAGGATATAGCAGTGATACAAACGATAGGTTCAGAATTAAGAGAACAGATGAAGTGTATAGATGTTAAACTAGATAGGCTTTTAGTTATGCCTAAATAAGGAGGAGTTATGCCCAAGTATAGAAGTCCAGGTGATGGGATGTGGTATCCAGTAACAAAGTTCACTAAGATGGAATTAGAGGCACAGGGCCTAAAGACACTGGGTCAACCTTTACCCCCAGTAGCAGAAGTTTCAGTATCGGATGCTCCCATTGAGGGTGAGGATCAAATCCGTTCTTCTGGGACAGAGAAGCAGCAAGGGAAACTGAATAAGGTAACTACAGCCCGTGGTGTAAGGGGAGGAAAGACTACTAGAGCGAGGGCCTAATGATATTCATAGACTTCCAAACAGAAGTTAAACGTAGACTTATCCGGGATGCTTCCAGTTCTGATATAACAGAATTCCTTAAGCGATGGATTAACATAGCTCAGAGGACTGTTGCTGGAGAAACAAGTTGGAAAGATCTACGTAGAACTTGGACTATCACTACAGTTGATGGTCAAGAAGAGTATCCCCTTGACTATATGTTTGGGAGTGTAGCTTTTGTGTGGCATAGGACTTTTGGGTATAACTATAAAGTTACTCCTGTTCCCGAAAGACTATTTGTTCAGATGGGAATGGATGGGATTACTGAGGGACCAGTATATTGGTATAGGATATATGGTGGTAAGAATGTATTAGCTCAACCATCAGCAGCCAGTGTAATTACTGTAGTCTCATCAACATCAGATACTGCTAAGATCCATATAGAGGGTATAGTAAGTGGATACCCTGATAGGGAAGAGATAACACTGAGTGGGACTACACCTGTTCTTACAACAAAGCAATTCACAGAAGTCCATAGGATATCAAAGTCAGAAGCTACAACAGGGCGTATAACACTTACGTCAAACTCTGCTGCTGTTACTGTAGGTGTATTGCCAGCTGGGTTAGCTTCTCAGACCTTGAGGAGAAAATTCATTAAGTTCTACTATATACCCGACACAGATGGTGATAGTATCTATGTGTATGGTCACGAGAAGATACTAAATATGGTAGATGATAATGATGTTCCTCAGTTGCCCGAGGAGTTTGATGAGGCTATTACCCTTAAGGCTTGTCATATTGGTATGGCTTATGAAGAAGGTCTAGCAACTAAGGCAGAGTATATAGACCAGAAATATGACAAGGAGATAAGAAGATTACGTAAGTTAAATACTAAAGACGATGACTGGACTCCTATACTTAATTCTTTTGGAAAGGCACCATCTATGAGAGGTCTAAACTTTGGTGCATACTATCCGAGGATGACGAGATGAAAAGAATACTAGGATTTCTAATTGGATTGCTGTTAACTACTCAACTATGTCCAGCTCAGACAGATCAGAGTAGTGGACAACAGTTCTTCAATAAGAGTTATGAACAGAATAATGGTGGACTTAATACTGCTCCATCTCCATTTGCCCTCAAGGATACTGAAAGTCCAAATTGCCAGAACGTGTATTTTGGGGTAGATGGTGGCATAATTAAGAGGAAGGGGTTTGATGTATTGGATACTGCTCCTGATGGTGCCGCTACAGTTACCGGGGACTATCAGTATACAATGGCCGATGGCACTACATTCCTCATAGAGACTGTTAGTGATGAGGTTAATGTGTCTGACTCACTATCTACTATAGATTGGACTGACCTAACGGGCGGTGCTACAATAACTCCAGGTCACCTATTTAGTTTTGCCACATTAGCGGATTTAGTTGTTATGACTAATGGGGAAGATGTCCCATTATCTTGGGATGGAGATGATGCTGCTGTATCTGCTGCTGGAGTGCCCACTGATGTCACTAAAGTTAAGTGGATAACTACATTCCAAAACTATATGTTCTATGGAAACTGTGCTACAGCAGTTACTACATATGGTTCTAGAATATACTGGAGTAATCTAGCGGATCCTGCTACTTGGACAGCTACAGATTTTATAGATGTTAATAAGAATGATGGTGAACAGATAACAGGTCTTGCAGTCATCGGGGATATGTTAGCAGTATTCAAAGAGTCCAGTATTTGGAATGTCTTATATACTGGAGATCCGGATATTCCGTTTGTAGCCCAGAGATCTGCTAGTTCAGTGGGTTGTGCATCTGGCTATAGCATACAAGAGATGGGTAGCCAAATAGTCTTTATGGCAAGTGATGGATTATATCTATATGATGGTAGTGCATCCAACAAAATCTCTACCAGAGTAGATAGTATATTCCTAAATGATATAGCTCCATCTACATTAGCTACTACTACATCTGCAACGTATAGTGACTTAAATCAGTATTGGCTATCTTGGACTAGAACGGGACATAGCACAAATGATAGGATCTTAGTCTGGGACTATGCTAATAATGCTTTCACACTATATACCGGTATTGCAGCAAGTGTATTAGCAGAGGTAGATGCTTCTGGTGATACTAGGTTGTATACTGGTGGGTATGATGGTCAACTTTATTATCAGGATAGTGGGTATGATGACAATGGTGCTGCCATAGAGGCATTCTACTGGACTAAGTGGTTTGACTTCGGGAACCCAGTATTTAATAAGAGGATTACCCACTGTGTTGTTTACCTAGACGATGTAGGAGATTATGATATAAACGTAGGATATAATTGGGACTTTAATGATGGTGTCTGGAGAAGTATCAATATTACCCAGACTCTAGAGGGAGGATACCTTGTGGGTTCTTCTTTTGTTGGTTCTGCTATTGCTGGCGGTGAGGGAGGGATCATCCAAAGGTTAGATATTACTGGTCAAGGTAGAGTATTTAGGTTAAGATATTATAATAATGGACTTGCAGAGACATTCCATATTAGGGGATTTGGTTTGTTTGGAGAGCTAATGGGGTATAGATAATGAGAACTTTACTTAGGTCTATAATCTTATGTTGTATCTTGATGGGTGGATGTATGGGTCTAGATTGTTATGAAGCATCTAAGGCTCACGCATTTGTAGTCACTAAGAATATTACTCTCCAAGAGCCAATGACAGGTCAAGCAAGACAACTAGACCTACTACTTAATAAGATTGTATTAGCATTCCAGGGCAGGATAAGGTTTGGCACAGCTACTGATGGATATAAGGGTGAGAATATCCAAGGACAGTTTCAGATAGTAGCAGATACTGGTAATGCAGATACAGAGTTTACTGTAGCACATACTCTGGGATATGTTCCCACTTGCTACATAGTGTTTAGCAATAACAAAGCCGGAGTAGTTTATAAATCTGCTACTGCTTGGACTAGCACTAATACTTACTTTAAATGTAGTGTAGCCAATTGTGCTATAACACTGTTTATCTTCTAGGAGGAACTATGAGCAAACTTAGGTTGTTCTTGCTTTATACTGTTCTACCCAAGCTCTACATACTAGCATTTATTCTATACTATGTCTTTATAGCTTCTTGTATAGCTAATGCTGCAGACTATAGTGTCCAACAGTCTTGGGTTACGGGTGAGACTATAACTGCTACCAAGTTAAATGCAGATCTAGTTGGATTAACTAATACGGTTAATAGCTTAGATAATGATAATATATCAGATAGTGCAGGAATAGTATACAGTAAACTAACTCTAACGGACAGTATCCTTAATGCTGATATACATCTAACTGATACACTTACTTATGAGGGAGCTACTGCGGATGAATTTGAGACTAATATTAAAGTAACTGACCCTACTGCAGATAGGGACATTACTTTCCCGAATGTTACTGGTACTGTAATTACTACTGGTAATTTAACAGATGCTATACCTGCTGGAATTATAGTAATGTGGAGTGGTACTATAGCAACAATACCTAGTGGATGGGCTTTATGTGATGGGGACGATGGGACACCTGATTTAAGTAATAGATTTGTTATAGCTGCAGATGCAGATGATGGTGGTGTTGCAAAGACTACAGTAACAGGTTCTGCTACTAAATCTGGTGATGGTAATGTTAAGACGCATAATCATAGTTATGGTACACTTGCTGCAGGTAGTGATGGTGCTCATACACATTCTATGGGAATACAACATAACACAGGAAGTGGCGGGGGAACTGCACTATATAAAGATAGTACTACAACTGTTATAGGTACTCCTCTTGACGGAAATTCTACTGGAGCTCATTGGGATACTGATGGTTTAAGTGCTTATTATAAGCCTCTTGAAGGTGGAGCGCATACTCATACTATATCAGGTTCTACTGCTAACAATACTGCCAGCACTTATAATGTAGCAGTTTATTATGCTTTAGCTTATATTATGAAATTGTGAGGTTGATATGTTAACATCTATCAGTAATCTATGTATAGAGTTTTATGAGAACATTCTACCTGCTCAATCGGGATATGTAGTAAACAAGATGATAGAGGAATCAGGATTGGACGAGCCATTTGATTGGCTTAATACTAAGTATATTGTTCTAGGATATAAAGAAGGAGAACCTGTAGCAGTAGTATCTTATGGTATTTCTGAGATTCATCATAAAGTATTGCCTAGATTTTTACATATAATAATATCCAAGAAATATCAGCATTGTATTAGTGGATATAAAGTACTGGTAGAATCAGAGCAAATATTAAAGAAGAAAGGTTACAAACAATTGGTAGCTTGTTTTGTTCCAGACTTACCAGGAAAAGAAATGAAGATGAAGTATGCAAGGAAGTTTGGTTATAAACAGTTCTGCACAGTTGAAGACGGAACTGAGTGGCTATATAAGGATATTCACTGAGTATTGCTTTACTAAGGAGGCCTTATGTGTGGAGATAGTGGAACAACTGTTGTATCTACACCTGGTGCTAGTGTTCCAGATTATGAACTCTCTCCTGAAGAGAAGAAACTTCTAGGCTTACAGACTAGTTCTTTAGAGTCTAGCTTACCTATGATACAACAGTATAGCACAGAACTATTTCCATCTGAGTTAGCTATACAGAAGAGCAGAAATGCTATGGTCCAAGGTTTGTTGTCAGGAGATGTAGGTGCACTTCCTTCAGCTTATGGAGACTTAATGAAAGGTCTTAGTGAGGGTGAGACTTCTGAGTTGTATAATACTGCTAAGAGGAATACTGAGTCTGAAGCAAATAGGCTTGGTATTCTAAATAGTGGAGTTACTGCAGAGTTATTGAATAAGTCTAATACCGCAATAGCAAATGCTTCTGCTTCTTATAAGAGGAACCAGATGTCAAACCTGTTGAACTTGGCTATGGGTCAGCCTATGACAGCAGTTCCCACAGCTGCGTCAGAAGCTAATTCTGCTATCAATACGATAACAGATATGGGTCAGGGTGAGAGAGCATATGAGTTAGCTGCAGCTCAGGCTAGAAAACCTTCCTACAATTATCTACCCTATGATAACAGCTTTGATGTGGGTGGGATGCTTGGTGGGTTAGGAAGTCTAGCTGGAGGTATGGGGGCTTTGGGAATGAAACTATTCTTTGCTTGCCTACCTGAAGGAACTTTGATTAAGATTAACAAATATGAGTCTTTACATATTGAGGATTTAGCAGAGGGTGATAACATCTGGGGTGGGAAGATACTGAAGATCCAGATGTTGCCCTGTTCTAAGATGAAGTTTGTTGACGTAATCACCCCCAAAGGTAAAGTGACCTGTAGTATAGACCATCCCATACACGAGAAAGTGTTAGAGGTTAAAAGACACGTAAAGAAGTATAGGTATGCTTATGACATTCTCACTACTTCTGGTCACTACTTTGTGGGTGACGTTGAAGTGGGGAGTAGTATAAAGATGCCCAGGAAGTTAAGGACAACTAAGAAACTCCAGGTTAAGAAGTTCCAGGAGGTGGCATAATGGGGGTTACTGTTGTGGGGAAGATAAGACAACGCAAGCACGGATTTGACGATGCTGTATCAAGCTTCAATAAGAATTTCTCACCCTGGATGCGGGAAGCTTTGGCTATGAAGAGGGCACTTATTGCTTCGGGTCAACTGGGATTAGAAGAAGAGCCAGTTATGAAGGAACAGTTGGGTGAAGGTATGGTGAAACGGGGAGGTAAAGTATTCCGTTCATCTCAGCCATATGCTGGAGTCCCTGGTGCTGAAGTATTGGGGGATGAAGTTCCTTCTTCTGAATATATGAAGCAAGTGGGAACAAGACAAGTAATGAAGCCCACTGGGTATAATCCTGGGGCTTACAAACAAGCTATGATGGAGAATACTCTGAGTAATCAAAAGAGTAATCGTGCTGCTACTATGGAACGGATTGCTATGCAGTATGCTCAGAATATGGCAGATAAGGGAATGATAAAAGACCCAGAGGTATTTAACAAGACTTATCTAGCTAAACTAAAGCAGCTCAATACCCTAGATGCTTTGACGGGTAGTGCAGGTGGAATAGCTGGAATGGGTGGTGAGTCTATTGATACTACAGCTGCTCCAGCAGGTGAAGGTATGACAGAAGCAGTAGACTTGAGTGGAGACGTAGAAGCAATTAAGGCTATGTCCCCGGAACAACAGCAGCAGATACTAGATAGCTTAGACCAAGCATATGACCCCGATGAAGCTGAATACATTCGGAGTCAGATCCAAGCTGGTGATGAGACAATACCTCCAGAAGAAGTCCCTGGACCTTCACTTCTCCCATCTGCTGCTGCAGCCCCAGGTGTTCCAGGAACAGGTATATCACCCAGAGTTAGTGGAATGGTAAATCCTGGCTACTCACCTGATTATGGTCGGGGTCAGTATGGGAGTCCTTCTACTATACTAGAATGGATTTTGAGGGGAGCTAAGATGAGGCAAGGCAGGGGGTATTAACTATGCCTTCACAACGGTTACTTAGATTATTGAAGCAGAATAAATTCCCCTCTGAAGAGACCTCTACTTTACCTCCGGTTTCAACTGTAGAGCCCGATGTCAATACTACAGTATCACCTGCTGCCAGAATGTCTAATAAGCTGCAGGGATTAGTTTCTACACTACCCCAGCCAAAAGCACAATCCCTTAAGTCTAAGATAATAGGTAAAGTAATTCATACCCTAACAGATAAGACTCCGGAGGGCCAAGGATTTGGTATGAAAACTGGGGATTGGTTAGATAGACTACAGAGAGTTAATTATGCTTCAGCTAATGCAGCTAAAGAAGCATTATATAATCCTAAGCCTGATTACGGTAGAGCAGTTTGGGCTGGACTTACTGGTAGGTCTAAGGGAAGTTATAGAGATATAGCTGAGAGGCAGCATTTACCTGGACCATTCTGGTGGGGATTAGCTGGAGATATAGGACTAGATCCTACTACATACTTAACAGCAGGAATGACCAGTATACCCAAAGCTGGGGCTAAGGTGGGTACCAAAGCTTTAGCATTAAAGATGTTTGGTAAACCTATACTTAAGAGTGCTAAAGCAGCAGAAGCATTATCAGGAATGGGTAAGGCTGCTATGAAGATACCTGCTGTAGCTGAGACTGTTAAGAAATTCCACTTCACCACTGGGATAGATAAACTAGATGATATGGTTAAACGTAGTCTACTTAGTAGGGAATACAATAGGGCTCAGGCAATACACTACGGTTGGCAGACTGCTAACAAACTCCAGAAATTAGCAAAGACTTCTGGTCAAGATCTTGATAGTGTTATGTCTAGTGTGGTTAATGTCATTGAGAAATCTGGTGGTGTTCCTGCTAAGATGTTAAAGATGACAGCTAAGACCCCAGAGCTAGGTCAATTGGCTATAGACTTAAATACTCAGTTCGGTAAATACCTTGCCCCCGAAGTTAAGTTGGGAATTACTGCACCCTTGGGTTCTTCTAGACAAGCACAGATTGTTAAGTTGACAGGGGAATTAGAAGGTGCAATAGGTGAGAAGAAGCAGAAGATAATGGATAAGCTTAACAACCTACGTAAAGTTAAAGAAGCAGAGATGGGTCAGCTTAGAACTGAGTTACCCAAGGGGTATCAGAAGATATCTGGAAAGAAATTATATGAACGTATAGTTCCTCCTGCAGTTAAGGGTGAACAGCCTTTAGCAGGTGGTATGATACACGAGACACCTCGGTATGTTAGGGAGAAACTCGCTCAAGGTGTAAAGATAACTGAGACTAAACCTGCAGCATTTAGGATAACAGAACCTGTAGATATCAAAGATGTTCACGGAGCTAGTGTATCACTACCCAAGGGTCACGAGTTCACTGAAGTCCATTTGTCTAATGGTAAAGTATGGTTACACGATGGTAAGAATTTAGTTGTTGATCGTAGTTCTCTTCAGAGTTTACCGAAGAAGAGCTACCTTAAGTTGGGTGAGATGAAAGAGATTGAAGATGATATTACAATGAAGGTGAGTGAACTGGGGGATGCTATTCACCCCACTTGGAGGCCTACTAAGAATAAGAACTTTAGGGATATAACATTTCAAGTAAAGGGTGGGCAATACCTAGAACCCCATTTTTCTTCAACTCGGGGGGATAAAGGAGAAGTTCAAAGGGGTATCTTTGCTAATGCTCGGGTTAGTGATGGTATACTCCCTAGTGGTGGAAAAGTATTATACATAGAGGAACTTCAGAGTGAGTGGACTAGAGAACTACGTAAGAAGACTACCGAGAAAGTTCACCCTTACACTAAGAACTGGGATGAAGTTGCCCTTAAAAAGTTGACTAAGTATGCAATGGACAATGGGTATGAGGGCATTACTTTTTCCAAGGGTTCAGATATCTCTCAATTATATGGTCTTAAACAGTATATGAAGAGTGTGGAGTATATAAAAGCAGAGGGGAATAAGGGGTATAAATTGTCCATACAATCGGCTGATGGGCCTTCAAGAACAATTACTGTAAAAGCCAATATGTTAGAGGATTATGTTGGGGCTGATGTTGCTCAGAAAATACTTCGGGGTGAGGGTACTCCAACTTCACGCATAAGTGGCTCAAAAATGAGTTTATATAAGAAGATTGAGTTTGAGGATGTAGAGAGTGAGTGGACTAAGAATTTATATGATGTGAGATTACCAGGAAAGCTTAAGGAGATTACTCAGTCAGAATTTAAACTTTCCCAGATCCAAAAAGAAAAAGGTAACTTACTTGAGATTAGGCAATTTGCCAAAGAAGATAATGCTGGGAAAAATTTAATAAAAGAGTTAGAGGAATGGGATTTAAGTGAACACGACTTATTATACAATGATAAGACAAAGCGATTTGATGTTGGGGCTGAGGATGGCCTTGTTACTATTGAGGACTATTATAAACTAGTTGAAGAGTCTCAACAAAAGGCGGAAGGTCTCTCGAGTATCTCTAAGAACTTACAAAAATTTCAGAAGACTGGGGGAACAGATAAAGTCCTGGAGGCTAAGATCGTCCAAGAAGTTAAGGATGTTATATATTCTTATGAGAAGAATGTAGATGTTAAGATAACCCCCGAGGGTAAGGTCATACATAAGGATTCCAGGAGTACTTGGACTAGAAGTATTAAAGATATCGAGGAAGACGTACTAGACGAATTGGAAGAGGCTAAACAGTTTAGAACTCTTGCAAAAAGTCTAGAGGATGGTTCTGTTGCTTATAATAAATGGAAAACTCTGAGCAAAGAGGGAATGCTTCCTTCACCTTTTGAGGATAAAAATATATTGCACTTTACTCCCGAAGTTCGAGCAAGGATATTGGGCTCACAACCCATGAGTGGCGGCTTACCAATAAGGTCTTCTGAACAAAAGGCTATTCGGGGTGAGATGATTGCAGCACTACATAAAGCAAGAGAAGCTGCAACTTGGGATGAACAGCAAGAGTTCCTCACAAAAGCAAAAGACCTTCAGACTCAACTAGAGTCAATGAGTGAGGGAGTTAAACCCACAATGGCTGTTAAGCCCGCTGTAGCTGCAGCCGGGAAAGTCATTACTCCTAAAGCCATTAAAGTCAAACCTACTCTAACTAAAGCATATAAAGGTGTAGCTAGAAAGTTAATGACTCGGGAAGATCAGATGAGTAAGTTAGATACTGAAGCTGCAAGAATTGGGAGTCTACCCATTACTTCTAAGGAGATTACTAAGACAGCAGGTGAACTAAAAGTGGGTAGGGCTAGAGCTGCTGAGATAACTAAGTTACGCAGACAAAGAGAATTAGGATATTTCCCCCGGTTTACTAGGGAAGAGGTTCAAGTTTTCTTTAAGAATGCTTATAAGTCTGGTGCCGGTAGTAGGGTATGGAACCCAAAGATTAAAGAAGCATTAGCTAGAAAGACTGGGGAATTTACTCTGGAAGAATTTAATAAGTTTGCTGCAGAACACGGGTTAGAAAGTCTGGGGGGAAATGCAGTTCAAGAGTTCTTTATGAAAGATCCAGCCTATGGAGTAGCATTAAGGGGTGTCCATTCTGCTAATGCTGTATCTTCAGGTGAGTTCCTCCAAAAGGCTGCTAAAACCTTTGGGACAGCTAAAGACATCGCTGGGTATCTTGAAGCACCAGAGTCTTTACAGAAAGCAATGCCTGCACTTAAGGGGATTAAGTTTGACCCTATGGTGATGAAAGAGATTAACCGGGCGTATAGCTATATGATTAAACCTGATACGCTTAACTTCTTTGTCAGAAAAGTGTTTGACCCTATCCAGAATTTGTGGAAAGCACACGTATTAGCTTACTTCCCAGCATACCACTTCAGGAATATGGTGGGCAATATGTGGAACAATTACCTTGGTGGGGTATTCAATCCCATAGATTACCAAGATGCTGCTAAGTTGCAGATATATAGGTCACTCAAAGAAAGGGGAATAAAAGTAACAAAGCCAAGGATTGGAAACCTTGATGTGGATAAGATAATAGAAGAGGGTGAGAAACTAGGAGTATCGGGTAAGGGTTTCTTATCATTTGAAGTTCCCAAGACTATTCAAGCTGAGTTGAGTAAGGGCAACTGGAATATATTTTCTCAGAGGTTCCATTTGATTAAGGGCGGTAGGGCAGTGGGTAGAACAGTTGAAGATAATGCTAGATGGACTCACTTTATAAACAAGATTAAGAAAGGGTATAGTCCTTGGGATGCAGCCAATAGTGTAAAGAAATATCTCTTTGATTATGGAGAGTTAACAGATTTTGAGAGAACCTTTATGAAGAGGGTATTCCCATTCTATACGTGGAGTAGAAAGAATATACCCCTACAGATAGAGGCTATGATTACAGAACCTGGTAAGACTGCTGTGCTTCCCAAGATAAAGAGTGCAATAGAGTATGGCAAAGAACAACCTAAAAATGAGTCAGAGGTAGTTCCTCCCTGGATCTATGACAGAATGCCCATAAGATTTGGTAAATCCAAAGGTCCAGAGGGAAGAGATGAATATAAGTATCTACCCCTTGAGTCTTTCATACCATTTGCTGATATCTCTAAACTCAACAGGCCATTAGGTGCTATGGGAGAAATGCTTACCCCATTAGCTAAGTTGCCTGCAGAACTAGCATTTAATAAGAGTCTATATACTGGGAAACAGATAGCTAACCCAGCAATACCTGGAGAGAGAGTCCCGTTCTTAGGCAGGGAAATGAACCCCAGAGCTGCCTATGCTCTTAAGTCTATACGATTACTCAGTGAATTAGACCGATGGTTGCAGAAACCCTCTTCCACTCAAGCTGAGTTGAGCCCGAAGGAGAAGGTTGTAAGAGCATTAACTGGGGCTAAAATAGAGAGAGTTGACCCAGAGATGCAGTTGAGATTTAAGCTGCTCGAGAAAAAGAACCAATTGAATGAGTTGAGGAAGGCATATAAACGTGCGAGTGACCAGGGTAGAACAAAGGAAGCTGATAGATTACAAGGGTTGATGAAAACAGAAATTCTAGATTATATTAACCGGCTACAAAGATGATGAATAAGATACCACTGGTAATTGTTGTATGTTGTTATGTATCAATATTTAACGTAAAAGGAGAGTGACTAATGGGTGGATCTGTTAAAGTTCCCAATAAGATGGAACAAGCATACGACAATACTCAACTGATGGCAAAGCTCCCTAAGAATTTTTGGCAGGGTTTGATAGGGGAAGGAGTGTCTGAGGGTGAAGAGGGAATGAGAGCTATAGCCCATACCTATAAGAATAGGTTAGCTAACAACATAGACTTAGGTATGGTAGCCCTTAAGAGGAAGGACTTAGGGGAATTCGTAAAGAAACAAGGACCTAAGTATAGTAAGATGGCACAAGACATAGTTTCTAAAGTATTCTCAGGACAAGATGAAGATCCTACAGGTGGTTCAACTCACTATGAGAATGTAGAAAAGTTCGGAACCCCTAAGTGGGCAAAGGGTATGACGATAACTAAGAAGATTGGTGCTCACACCTTCTTCAAAAAATAGGAGGTATAAAATGGAATTGATTACTTGGTTCCAAGCACACTGGACTGACATTACAGGTGCAGTAGCTTATGCCATAGCAGCAGCATCTATCATAGTTAAGTTAACACCCACACTTAAAGATGATACGATCTTGCTGAACATCATTAAGTTCTTGGGGAAATACATCGCATTGAACACTAATGCCCCAGACAATAGGCCTAAGTAAATGGGTGCAGTATTCACTATTATCTCGCTCATTCTTTCTATCATAGTAGGGTTGTGGAGATACTATGGTAGGAAGAATGAGGCTAAACGTAAACAGGGTGAACAAGCCCGAAAGGATTTAGACAATGCGAATAAGAATGATGATCCTAGTTCTTTTATTGATGGGTTTGGTAGGTTGTAGCACAGCTAAGAAAGTGTATATCCTGGACCAAGCAGAAGTAGTTAGAGTAAAAGCCAACCAGACTTACACTACTAAGTTCGATGGTTGGCTCTTATCTCAACGTGCAGTAGATAGAATAATGAACACCAAGATCTCAGACATCAGCTCCCAGTAGCTTTGGGTTGTCTTACATCTGTCATAAGTTGATGTCTGAGAATGTATACTGGATTACCCTCTTCATCCTTCTGATCTGATTTCAATACTTTTACTACTACTATCTTTACTCTCAGAACATTCTCATCATCAAGTAGATAGGTATTCCATTTCTCCTCTGATGTTGTAATCTCAACTATGGGCATCTTAGAGAAGTCAGGTTTATCTGGGTTTTCCATTACCTCACCTCCCAGAAGATTAGGTTCTGACTGAGGAAACCCACTGGCTCTTTGTAGTATCCCCACTCTACTACTACATTGTTCCTGAGCAAATGCTGGAATGCTAGAGCATCTGTTATCTTTAGGAATGCACTGTATACTTCTCGGAGTATCTGACTTATCTGTGGGTCATCTGTGGGTATCCCAGCCCCTATCTCTATCTTGAAGTTCTTGGGTGTGGTATGTTCAAGATCCCTCACAATTCCAGGACCCTCAAGAAACTCAACCCATACCTCTTCACCCATCATAGCGATATTACCTTTAACTATGCAGTCCTCTGGGTCAAGAGATTGGTAGACAAGAATATCATAGTGCACCATATTCTGTTCCACAAATTTCTCCAGTTCCTGAAATGTAAATCCCCTACCGAAAGGTAATTGGAATGACTTGTCTGTGGGTATCCCCTTGGGTTGAGTCCTTCCCGAGAACAGAGTTCCAGGTGCTGACTCTATGTAGATGTTCTTGAAGTCAGCCCATTGGTTGGGTGTAGACACTACACGAAAGGGCATAACGTTAAACTCATTCTCCTTCAAGAACTCTAAGCTTTGTATTTTGTTCATCTTTTACTCCTCCTCACTTGACCCATAGCTGAGCTCATAGCTTGACGGATATAGCCCATTGACTCCTCAAACCCTGCAGCATTATATCTAATTTCTATTGCTCTCAAATCCTTGAGGAGTTTAAGTATTTTGTTAGATGGCTTAAACCCCAGGAAGGTTATTACTTCCTTCTCGATTAAGTCATACTTTAATCTCATATTACCTCGTTTGTAAGAACTTCATACAGGCCATTATTACAAAGCAGTTAGCTATTATGCCTGCTAGTATAGCTATCTTGCCTAATCTCCGATCACTTTCCATCCTTGCTTCCTGCTGCTCAGGACTCAACATTTGGTTCCATCCTCCTTCTCAGTTTACTCTTGAGGATTATATGTTCTAACGCAAGTATAGCATTATAAGATAACATCTTCATCCTCTCAAGTCTACTAATTGCAAAGTGCTCTCCCCTCGTTATCTTAAGAACTACCTCTTCTCTGGGTATCCCATAAATAACGTGGTGCCTTTGGTATTGCACAACTTTCTTTGACATATACTACCCTCACTTTGGGTTGTGTTTTAATATTGACTACGTTGTCTAAATTCATTGACTTGGTGCTTTAGGTGATACAATTTACACAGCATCTCTGAGGTAATCCCTGCGTTGATACAAAATTCTACAAAGAAGTGTAGAGCATCTGATACTTCTTCATAGAAATGGTCAACATCAGTCTTGATATGAGTCTGTTTCCAGGGCTTATTCTTAAGACATTCAGTAGCCTCAATAATCTCAGTGATTATCCTGAATGCTAAGTCTTTTAACCTTGCTTGATGTAGTGTAGAGTGTAGATCCAAGGGAGGAACTGGAGCATAGATACCATTGCCAACCTCTATATGGTGGTACTTATCCATCAATTTCTGTTGGCCCACAAATATGCCATCCAGTTTATCCCCCTCTGGGATTACTACTTGTTCGATGTCTTTAATGTTCATAGCTTTCCTTTACACTTCTTTGACCAATCACACCACCCACACTCACGGCTACCTTCTTCATACTCAGGAGCGGGTAGGACTCTACGATTTACCTTATCCTGAATATCAAAGAACTTGGATATCAGTGCTGCAACTAAGTGGGGGTTGAACTTCTGAAAGTCAAAGTATAGCTCAGAGGTATTCTTATTCTTGATAATCACATAGCCTCTGGGTATGTTCAACAGATACATATACATCTGGAGTTGGTTGATATACTTCTGGGGTGTTTCTCGGGTCTTATTTATTGTCTTCCAATTCCAGTGGTTTATCCCTTTACACTCAATTACGTATTCCTTACCTAACCTCTTAAGGCAGAAGTCTGTATGCCCAGATAAGACTATAGTTATATTCCCCTTCCTGAGCTTCTTCGTTACACCCCTCTCCTTATTGTAGGTTATTCCAACCTTGGAGAATAAGTCTTGGACAGTTTGGCAATGGTAGTCACCATCCCTGAGAAGTAGAACTTTGTGTATATCTACTTCCTCAGTGTTAGGCTTAATCCCCAACATCCTATATGCTATTGCTCTACTACAATCTGTTGCTTCAGAACTACTGAATATCTTGTCACCTAGACCCCGGACAGTTTTATTGTCCCTCTGTGCTAGGAAATGCTGGGTATCTAGGTAACTATAGATATCAGCCTGAAGTCTACTCTTCGTCTGCGATTTCTTCATCACTTACCTCATCTACTGTATCCCCGTCAACTGGTTTCTCAGATCTGATACGGCCGAAGTTATCTTTGAGGATTGCAGCTAGTTCCCCATAAGTGATTGGCTCTATCACCTCTTGGTCTAATAGATGAAGTTTCTTTGACCAACCTGGAGAGTTAATGGGAGAAGGCACAGGTTTAAGTCTGACCTCATACTTAGTCTGCAACCCTGTTCCTTTCCTCTCTACTATAACATCGTGACCTTGCTTCGGATCTGTGATATTTCCCCAGTCTGAGTCTTCCATATAACCTTGGATAGTCCTCAACTGTTTCATTGAGTATCCCCAGATTAAGACTTGGTTGGGGTCACCCTTACGGTCGATGATGTTAGAGTAATTCTTGACCTTTCTCTGTAGTCTCTTTGCAACCTTCCTATCTGCAGGATCTGTAGACTTACTGAGCTTCTGATGCAGATCGCATATGGGGCATTTGGGTTCACCCATATAGGTTAGACAAGGATATGCTCTCTTCTTATCTTCATTAACAAACCCATAGTGCAGAGCTGCAGTGAAGAAGTATAAGCCTTCAGAGTTCCAGGGAGGGAGGATCCTGATATTGTTCTTCCCCTCATTGGGAGTCCAATACATTCCTGTTCTGAGGGTATTCATCTTCTCTTTCACCTTATCCATATTGATTTCGTATACTCCCCCTGGCTCTGCAGATGCGGGTGCTGTCCTGGGAACACCTATCTTGCTACCATCTTTCCTTTGGAAGATCAGTCTGGTAGGTTCTACCTTTACTAGCCTACCGGTTGTTCCATCTTTTAATACTTTGGGGTCTCCAAGCTTCATTACTTTACCTCCTTTATTGTGAACGCGACATTCCGGGCACAAGCTGCAATATACTTGTTCCCATACAACGTGAACCTGGCGGTCATTGGAGCATCCAATAACACCATATCCCCAGGCTTATATTCTGTCTTGATAAACTTCCCACTCTGGTCTATATATCCAGGCCCAACTGAGAGCAGTCTAAATGCTATAGAAGTCTTACCTGCACTCATACCCCTAGCTGCTGAAGTATCTATCTTTGAACTAACTGACTCAGCAACTTCTTCCATCAACATCCAGTCATTCTGTGGAATAAGATTAACTCCCATTCTTCACCTCCTTACATTTGTGCTTTTCCTAGTTCTCCCCAGGAAGGTCCCGACTTAACATCAACCTCAATAGGAACTGATAACTTAAATCCAAAGTAGTCTATCAATGGTGGACTCTTCATTACTTCATATAACACCTCCGTGACGTATTGTCTTTGACTCAGTGGGCAATCTATGATAATATTGTCGTGAACGTTGATTATCATTTTGGCCCCAGTTTTTGAAAGTTCAGGAGCTATCCCTATCATAGCAGTTGTCGTAACGTCTGAAGCTGCACCTTGTATCATAGCATTAACTCCCTGCCTTATTGCCTGCCTACCTTTTCCATCAGTGAACGAGGCATTGGGTAATCTTCTATGCCTTCCAAAGATAGATACTAATTCCTTCTTTTCCACAAGGGTATTCTTCTGCTTATCAATCCAGGCCTTAGCATAGGGGAACCTACCAAACCATTTCTCCAAATAGGCTTTTGCCTGACCATAACTAATACCCAGGTCAGCAGCAATACTAGATACTGAGCTACCATATACGATAGCGAAGTTAATCTTCTTAGCATACTTACGTTGTGACTTGGTGACCTGAGCAAGGGGAATACCGAATATCTCAGATGCTGTGCGTTGGTGTATGTCTACCTTAGCCTGACGGAATATACTCATTAAGGTGGGATCCTTTGTTGCCTCAGCTAATATCCTTAATTCCATCTGACTATAATCGGCAGATAGAATACAGCCATCTTTCCCATACCTGGATACAAATAAACTTCTGATATCATTACCTCTAACATTCTTCTCAGGGTTAGGTATATTCTGTAGATTGGGTTTAGAAGAAGATAACCTACCTGTAGTTGTGCCACCTTCCTCACTATCTTCATCTTCCCTAAAATTCTTAGCCTGATTAAAGTTAGTATGCACCATACCATCAGGACCTATTAGCTTAAACATACCCTCAAGATAAGTCCTCTTTAGTTTCAGTAATGACCTTCTTTCTAGTATCTCTTTGAGGTGTTCATCTTTGGTAACCTCATACAACTGGGTCAATGTATCTTCATCTGTAGAAGGTTGTTTGGAGTCTGTTAGCTTTAATATAGGGAGCTTTCTCTTATTATATAGTAAGTCTCCTAATTGTTTAGGAGAGTCTAAATTGATATTAGTATTAAGACTAGCTTCTATCTCTTTAACTCTTAGACTATATTTCTGAGAATAGAATTTAGTTCTAGATACTGATATCTTAGCACCTATCAATTCCATATTAGCTAACACCGGCATAAGTGCCATCTCTTTACGCATTAGATTATCCATACCCAGCTTGTGTATCTGTGGCTTAAACGCTGCATATAACCGGTAGGTAGCATCGGAATGCCTGCATACATATTCCAGCGGATCACTATCTCTTTCTTCTACATTGATTTGTGGTAGGTCAGTGTATATCTTGGATAAGTGATTAAGGGACTTGTCTGGGTAATTCTCATCCAGTAAATGGAATGCTATCATAGTATCCCAGTAAGGACCTATTGGGTGGTATCCAAATACTTTAAGCCATTTTAAATCGAACTTAAAGTTATGACCAATCTTAAGAGTACCGGGCTGTGATAAGAGATTTCTTACAAGAGCAGGGGACTTGTAAGAATAGGAACAAGCTTGGCGTGGGCTTATTCCAATACACCTTATCTTGCCATCTGGGGCTAGAGCATTCAACCCGGTAGTCTCCACATCCGCAGAGAATTCCCGACACTGTGGGGTTACCTTTGCGTCAGGGTGATACTCAGTCTCTACTTGCTTTGTGGATATGCCCCTAATGCCTCTCACTAAATCCTGTATAATAAGTCGGATAAAGTAATTGTCGTATAATGCTGCTGCAGGGTGATAAGTAACGATTACTGAATAGCCTTTGTATTTTAATCTCCTACCCCTTAATGCAGACAATGTCATCTTCCTCCCAAAGAAACCCCAGCAAGCTATGTTCCCCATAACAACTACTACCTTGGGCTTAACATTTACTAGTTCTCCATATAGGTAATGTCTGCAAGCATTTATCTCGGGTGACCTGGGAGTTCTGTTATCGGGTGGTCGGCAGTGAACTGCATTGGATATGAAGATTGTTTCCCGAGATAGGTTTACCCCAGTAATCCTTGACACCTCTTCTAATATCCCATCTAACAGCATTCCTGCTTTCCCAGAGAAAGGCCTATTGATGTCATCTTCTCTATATCCTGGAGCTTCACCTATAAAGAAATAATTACAAGGCCAAGGACCATCACCTATAAGGCATATAGATTGTGCAGTCTCGGATAGGCTACATTCTTTGCAATTCGGGTTCCGGATTAGTTCTCTTAACGGTTTCATTAGTTATCCCCTGTTTGTGAGTATCATTATATCACCCTTAGAAAACCTTGTCAACCCTACTTTGAATTCTTTTGCGTGGCGAGATGAAACTGGTCATAAATTTTACGTCGCCTTAATTGACTCCTTGCTCTTTCACTAAAAGGAAAGATGCCCCCACCCACTTGGACAGGATTGCCATCAGGCCCTACCCCTAACTTCTTAGCTAACCTTCTGTAGTATTCTACACGTCCAAGCCGTTGTGTATGAGATATTTGTTTAGCAGACCTTTGTGTTTTATCCATTCTCCATACTCCTTTACTAATAACTCATTGTTCTCCTTTAAAGATGCTACTCCTCTGTATTCATACTTACCCTTGAAGAACCCTGAGTTTAAGATTACTGGGTTCTTAATCCTATTCATTCCCAGCATAGGTATAAATGCTTGGGATGGTAACAGCCAATAGAACCTAGCTGCAGCTGTCAGAACAACTGGGCAACCTGCTAACCCCAACTCTTCAATGAGTAAATTGATGAAGCATAGGTCTGCAAAGAATTTTTTGGGAATTTCACAAGTCTTAAAGCTGACGTATATTGTCGGGGGGTATTCCCCCTTACCTATGATGAACATTGAAGCAAGGCATCCACCTCGTCTTTCTAACTGCATATTGAATGGCATCCCATAAGTAAATCTCTTTTTGTGGGTATGCTTAAGTTTTTCTTTCAGCTGAGCAAACCTATCTTCTATTAGGTAATGACTCCTCAATGTCTGCATCTTATTGCCGTGTAGGCTATAGTTCAGACATCTAAGGATTGCATTAGCTATGACTTTATTCCAAACCCACTTTTCTATAAGCCACACATTAGTGTAGTTATATTGACAACAACTTCTTTCTCCATCCCTATTAGTTACAAAGTCAAGGACTAATCTAACATAGAGCTTAATGGGATCTGCAGCATAAGTAGAGATCATACTCCCCTCACCGCCTCCCTCAACTCATTCAGGTTTGACATTGGGAACCTCCCTTGCTTGTTTACACTCCTCTTTTTGATATTCCCAAATAGGTAAAGTATCGGCATCACAAAAACCGTCTTGCCCCATATAATCTCCCTGACACTTAGCACCGTTGAATGGACATTTAAACATCCCCCACCTCCTCAATAAAACATTTACTTATCTTTTCGTGTATATCCTGTCCACAATTAACCCCAACCTTCAGCATTTCAAGTGCTTCATCTTGTTCTTTTGTAAGTGGAATAACAATGTGGCGATATGTCGGGCTATCTCCACATATTAACATTGGCGCGTCGTTCCTAATCACAACAACTAATTTCTTCATCCCCCCTCCTCATAAGTTTTCCACCGCTTTGGTGATGTCTGATAGGGCTTGGTTATAGCCTTCTTTTCTACCCTCTAATAAATAATCTATCGGCTTTGGATTTTTGCGTAATTCAATAATTTT